TTATTAAGGTGGTGTGGATATTATTTGAAGATATTTGATGCGAACAAAGAAAAGAAGAAGTTAGAAGGAATTATTAAGGACATACCAGATGACAAAAAAAGGCTTGTTGAAGGTTTGATTGCTGATGCTTCATTCATGGCAGAGTAATTGGAAGTGTTAAGACAGCATATTGTTGAGAATGGATGGTCTGAAGAGTATCAGAATGGTGCAAATCAGAGAGGAAAGAAAACATCTGTTGAAGCAGAGATGTATGTTAAGGTTCAGAAGTCTTATGCATCAATTATCAGACAGTTGACAGATTTCCTGCCTTCAGATAAAAACACACAGAACAATGATGAACTTCTCGATTTCTTGAGAGATAGATGACAGAGTTTGAACAATATTTTGGAGCAATTCTGGATGGAAAGATTGTTGCTTGTGACAAAATGAAAAGAATGAGTGAGGTTTTAGTCGAGAGGTTTCTTGCTCCTGACGAATTTCATTTTGATTATGACATAGCAAAAAGACACACAGACTTCATTGAGAAGTTCTGCAAATTGCCATCTGGAAACATCGGAGAGCCTTTGGAACTTGAATTGTTTCAGAAGGCAAGACTTCAGGCATTGTTTGGATTTGTTGATGATAACAATTTAAGACAATACAATGAATGCCTGATCATAGAAGGTCGAAAGAATGGAAAGACCACAGAAACAGCTGCTGTTGAAATAGATTTACTTCTGAATGACAAGGAAGGTTCACCACAGATTTATAATTTGGCAACAATGCTTGAACAGGCAAAGTTGGGATTCAATGCAGCACACAAAATGATTATGCAGAGTCCTGCATTGTCAAAGTGGATAAGAAAAAGAGCATCAGACCTATATTGTGGCATCAATTATGGCTTCATAAAGGCTCTTGCAAGTAATAGTAACAGTTTGGATGGTCTTGATGTTCACGGAGCTGTTATTGATGAATTAGCAGCTATTAAAGACAGAGATATATATGACTTGATAAAACAGGCAATGGGGGCAAGACAGCAGCCATTGCTTTTTTGTATCACAACAAATGGATTTGTCAGAGATTCAATCTTTGATGCACAGTACGAATACGCAAGTCATATTATTGACGGAAGCATAAAAAATGACAGATTCCTGCCTTTTATCTATGAATTGGACAACATGGATGAATGGGATAAGGAAGAATGTTGGGTGAAAGCAAATCCTGCACTTGGAACAGTAAAGAGTCTTGACTATTTAAGACAGATGGTTCAGAAGGCAAAGGATGATGCATCATTTAAGCCAACAGTTCTTGTCAAAGATTTTAACATGAAGCAGAATCCTGTTTCTGCATGGCTTCCTTATGAAAGCATAATAAATGAGCAAACCTATGATATGGAATATATTAGTCATTCGTATGCGATAGGTGGCTGTGACTTATCAGCAACAACGGACTTAACCTGTGCAACATTGCTTATAAGGAAGCCGAATGATGAGAATGTATATGTTCTGCAACATTACTTCTTACCTCAGAGCAAGATTGACAAAATAAAGCAAACACAAAGCAAAGAAGCACCTTATGAGTTATGGTCAGAACAAGGATGGTTGACAATCAATGAGGGTGCTTCTGTTGATTATAGCAAAGTAACAGAGTGGTTTGTTGATATGGTCAACACCTATGACATCAGACCTTTATGGATTTGCTATGACAGAGCCTTGTCAGGATATTGGACTCCAGAAATGGAATCATACGGATTCGACATGGAAAAGACAGCACAGGGAGCATTCACATGGTCACAACCAATGAAGGAAATGGGTGCTGCTTTAGATATGCATAAGGTTGTATACAATAACAATCCAATTTTGAGATGGTGCTTGGCAAATACTGCTGTTAAGGCACTAAACAAAGACGGAATTGAAACAATACAACCTGTTAAGATACAACAACACAGAAGGATTGATGGAATGGTAAGCCTTCTTAATGCTTGGGTTGGTTACGTTAAGCATTTTGATGAGTACATTCCATATTTGAGGTAAGAAATGGGATTTTTAGATTTTTTTAGACCACTCAAGAAAAGCACAATACAGAAATGGAGTGAACTTGGAACATATAGGTCAACATTTTCTGTATTTAGTGGGGATGTTTACAATTCAGCTGTTGTAAGGTCTTGTATCAGACCACTTGCAGAGTTTTCAAGCAAAGCATCTGCAAAATGCTCTGACAGCAGACTTGAGAGATTGCTGAACAACAGACCAAATATTTATATGAATGGAAGAGATTTCATTTATAAGGTCAGGACACTTACAGAAATTAACAACACCTGCTTCATTTACATCCAGAGAGATGACAGAGCAAAGGCAATTGGATTTTATCCTGTTCCATATTCATATTTTGAAGCTGTTGAGTATATGAATGGATTGTTCATCAAATTCCATTTCAATAGTGATTCAACAAAAGAAATGGTGCTTCCTTGGGATGATTTGGCTGTGATTCGTAAGGACTACAACAAATCAGACCTTGCAGGAGATAGCAACACAGCAATTGTCAACACTCTGGAATTGATGCAGACAGCCAATGAAGGAATGGCAAACGCAATCAAGTCAACATCAAACCTTCGTGGAATAATCAAATCCACCAAGGGAATGTTAGCACCTGAAGCTGTCAAGAAGATGAAAGATGACTTTGTAAGTGATTATATGAATCTTACAAATGAAGGTGGGATTGCTGCAATGGACTCAACAACAGAGTTCACACCAATCACAATGTCACCACTCACAGCAAACTATGAACAGTTGAAGGAAATCAGGGAAAACATATACAGATATTTCGGAGTAAATGATGACATAGTAACAAGCAACATGGACTCAAACAAAATAGAAGCATTCTATGAGTTGAAGATTGAGCCTTTTCTTGTTCAGTTATCAACAGAACTTACAAGCAAAGTATTCACAGGAAAATCATTGGCATATGAACAGAATTTCATTGTTTTTGAAGCAAACAAATTGCAGTTTGCGTCACTTGACAAGAAGATTTCAATGTTCAAAGAAGTTGTGCTTTATGGTGGCATGACCATCAATGAATGGAGAGAAGGTTGTAATATGTCACCACTTGAGAATGGTGATACACCAATCATGCGACTTGATGCTGCTCCTGTGGATGCAACAGAAAGTGAGGAGAATGAAGATGATAAGGGATAACAGAGAATACAGAAACCTTGCTATTCAGAGAAGGAGCAAGGATGAAGAAGAACCAATTGAAAAAGATTACAAAGTAAGGGGATATGCTTCGACATTCGAGCCATATGTCCTTTTTTCATCTGACGGAGTTGATTATTCAGAGAGGATTTCCCCTGATGCATTCAATGAAGCAGATATGTCAGATGTAATATTCCTATTCAATCATGAAGGAATGGTTCATGCAAGATTGAAGAATGGAACACTAAACATTGGCACAGATGACCATGGACTCTTTACGGAAGCAGACTTGTCAAGCACCACACAGAGTCGAGAGTTATTTGAAGCAATAGATTCTGGACTTGTCGACCAGATGTCATTCGCATTTACTGTCACAGAAGATGCATATGATAAAGACACACACACAAGAACAATTCTGAAGATTGGAAAGGTCTATGATGTTTCTGCAGTAAGCATCCCTGCCAATCCACAGACAGACATTGCAGCTGTGTCTGCTCGAAACTATTTCAACGGAGTGATTGAAATGGAAAAGACGGAGAGATTGGAAAGAGAGAAACAGTTGGCATTGGCAAAGGCTCGTTATGAGTATGAAGCAAATAAGTAATAAGGAGAAACAAAATGGAAATTTCAAACATGAATCTTGAAGAAGTGAATGCAAGAATTGCTGAACTTGATATTGAAGCAAGAAGTTCTGAAGATGTTGAAGCAATCAGCAAGGCAACAGAAGAAAGAGCATCACTCAATGAGAGAAAAGCAGAACTTGTGGCACTTGAAGAGAGAAAAGCACAGGCACAGGCACTTGAGAATGGTGTTGTTGAGCCTGAAAAGGTAGTTGAAACAGTAAAGACAGAGGAGAGAAAAACAATGAATTTAATGGAAATCAGAAGTTCAGAAGAATATGCAAACGCATATGCAAATTACATCAAGACAGAAAACGATGCAGAGTGTCGTTCACTTCTTACATCAAACGCAACAAACGGAACAGTTCCTGTTCCAACAATCGTTGAAGATATCGTTAAACACGCATGGGATAAAGAAGGCATTATGTCTTTAGT